TTCGGATAAAGGTACGTTCCGCTTGAGAATCCTGTTTCTGCAGATGCACCATAAAGTGCGCTACCTGTCATAACACTAATTTCAGCAGCGAGATTAAGATTGTCATAGATGTTAGAACCTGATCCGCATTTGGTCAGTCCGCCACATGCCCCTAGTGAGGCAATTGTAGCGGCACCCGTAGCAGTTCCAATGTCGACATTAGTCGCAGTTGTAGCTGCTGTCGTTATGTCAATAATACCGTCGCTACAAACCACATCGAAAGTATATGGATTTTGTACGGCTTGGAATGCTCCGGATGCACTGGATGTAGTGAATGAGAGTGCTCCAAATATCGGAGCTGTGCTACCAGACTGAACAAGCAGATTGTTCTCAATTGTCGCAACGGGAGTAGTTCCTGAATATATCTTTGGTACTGCGTTGTTGGTCGTATCAAAGAATAGATTGCCTTGGATAATTTGTGAACCTGTTATCCAGGTGCCAAGTGCCAGTATAGCGGCTACACCTGTTGTAATAGTCCCCAGTGCCAGTGTTGTTATGAATGATGGAATCATAGGCTAAAAAAAGGGGGAAATTAAGTTGTGGTCGGCTTTGTGCTGGTATGGCTCCATGCCATTCCGTTCCAGCGAGGCAATCCATATACAAGCCTTGCGAACATGTATATATAAGAATCAAGATTCTTTTCTCTGAATTTCGGGAAGATTCCCTCCATTGGATTGGAAGGTCGTGCAGCCCATCTGTAACGCAGGTTTCTCTTGAGAGCCTTCCTACTGGTTAGAAGCCAATTGTACTGTTCTGCTGTGCTATATGCACCACTTGCATCTCTTGGAGATTGTGTAAGTACTACAAAGTCCAGAGTGCCTCCGGAATATACATTAATTGCGTTATTGGCTGTTTCCGGTGAGAGTGTACTTCCTGTCAATTGCTGTGCTTTCTTAATCATTGTCGTGTTATCGGGAATGACAAGAAGATCTGCTTTTGCAGGACGATTAACACCTGCCTGATCTACATTATTCGCCTTAATGATCTGTCCCGCCGTATCGAGAGCTGTATCACTTAGTGCGGGAGTGCCTGTTACAACTGTTGTAAAAGTTGACCCTGCTTTACCCGGCACTGTATGAGAGGCGGAGGCGGGAGCCAAGGTGTCTGCACAAGAGATTGTCTGTGTTACGCCTAATATTGATTGCGTGGTCGAGTCTGCATTTGTAAGGAGCTGACCACATAAACACAGTGCTGCTGTATTCATTGCTCCTTCTGACAAGTCTTCCGCTTTATCTAATTGAAGATCAAGCTTATTGTGGAGATACGCTTCGTATTCCACTTTCATGTGTCCTTTTATAGAGAAATATGTCCTTGCGAGCTGATCGCCTTCTGTTACTGGTGTTTCTGGAATATCTCCACCGGGAGTAACGATATCAAGGTAAGTGGACAGAGTTTCTGATGTCCAGTTTACCGTATCACCAGTCTGGGTTGTGTGGCTTTCTTCTCTCGCTAGTCCAAAAATCGGATCCATTTCCATAGCCTCCATTTTTTCAATTACTGCGTAGACTGTGGAATTGAAGAACGATCTGTGACCTGCTAAGTTAGTTGCCATAGATTGTGATGGTTAATATAAAAATAAAAAGTTAATAGCTATGCCAATACGGTGGGAGTTGCTGATTCGGGAGTGCCAAATTCAACAATTGCAAAATCAGTCGTAACCCCATCCCATCCTCTGATTCTTGCGTCATTATTTGATTCTGTAAGGGTTACAGAAAGTTCATCTACAATATCGCAGAACTTTCCGATTTCTGTTGCAGCCATTGTTCCCTCACTAACATATACCCAAAATTGATCTCCTGGTCTTATCCTGTCATATTGACCCGTTGAACCTGATGCTATTGCCTCAAGCGTGAAACCTGCAACTGCCACATTAGTAGCTGCATTATCAATTGTTTCGGAACCTGTGGCTTCAGTGGACTGTACCAGATCGCCTTTTGCAAGGGCTGATCCCGCAAGTCCGACATGAACATGCCTTTCACCAAGTGCACGTGTTCCATGTGGTCTGGCCATAATATTTTGTGGTTAGAAATTAAAATCTCTAACCCTTACCATTCTCTTTCAAGATGTGCGTACTTCTTTTTAGTTTCGGGCTTAATTTGATATGCAATATCGTAGTCTGTCATAGAGGGTTCTTTGCTACCGCTTCTATCGACTTCGCCTGACGGAATAGGCTCTTCCAATTCTGCTTTTTTGACTCCGGCAGATTGCTCTGCCAGTCTAAGTGCCTTTTCTCTCATGGTATTGCTTATTTTTGCGCCTGTTCCTTGGAGTTCTTCCAATTCCTTCTCGTATTCTTCTTTTACAAGAGCGATACGATCACGATTGTCGATTCTCCATTCCGTGTAATCCTCCTCCTTTTCTTCTTTTTTCTTGGGAGGATTTTCTTCTTTGACGCGGCCTTTCCATCGACTTGCTTCTTCTTCAGCCTTTTTGGTTGCTGATTCTTGTGCTGCGAGCTTCTCTTTTAGCGATTCAACGGTATCAGTCGGCTCGGTTTCTTCGTTGAATTCCGAGGGCTGTTCCGTATCCTCGGACAGTGGGGCTTCTGCTTTATAATCATCAGAAGCGGTTGTCTGATCTGGCATGATAAATTGGGGAAAATAATGAGCTGATAGCTCTGAAATGAGTGAAGGATTGGCTAGCTTCACTCATATCGCAGCTATCAGCATGTACGCAGTTATGGTAAAGATCAAAGTATCTTTACTATACCTATAAATGTTTCTCTACTTACCTACTTTGTCCACTCCAGTGGACAATTCCTGTTCACGCACAAAGTTACGCCATTTGGTCACCACAGTTCTGACATAACTAACATTTCTCCTGCCATAAATCTCTTCCGCCGTATCGGGTACGGATTTAGTTAGAGTGTAAACCTCTATAATTTTCTGCCTCTTGGTTTTCCAATCTTCAGGTATTAACATTTCTAGTAGTAAAGTACTTTTTAGTTCTTTCACTCTCGATACTTTCAGCCGTATCGTCTATGGAAGAAACATGATTCTTAATCGTATATGTCTTTTTCATTAATTCGTTTCTCATTAAAACAGCTGTATTCCTGCAGCACTCAGGATAGGCCGTTAAAGAATGGAATAGCATTGATTTGTATAATGCGTGTCGATATGGCTTATCGCATGATTTAAGTGTTAGTTGTTCATTCGTATTTAATTGCAGATCTTCCAATGTTAATCTCTTATTCCTTTGTTGTTCTAATTTTTCGATTGTATCCTGATTGTCTTCCAGATTTTCCTTGAGCTTAGCCACCAAATCTTTTAAGGACGTTAGTTGGCGCAGGTGTAGTTCCTTCTGGCGTTTGTGGTACAGGAGTGACTGTAGGCATTTGTCCAGTTGTAGGTGTAGCCAATTCATTTGACGGGGGGTTATTGATTAAATCCATTTGACTGAGAGCCTCTTCCATTTTACCTAATATCTTATGCTTATTGGCTTTTCCTTCTATGCCTTCCAGATCAAGTCCTGCGTTTTCAGCCTGTTGTTTCCATAGTCCGAATAATAGCTCAGGTGTTATATCAGGTACAGCAGGCATTAAATTAGCACCCTGAGCAAGCGACTGATTAATAGCTTCGTTGTCTTGTACCCTTATATCGCCAAGCATTGTTTTGCTTACTATTCTGGTCGTGAAGTTAAGCATTTGTGCAATGTCCTTCTTTGGGAAAAGTATCTCAGGCACAGCAGGAACCCTTGATTTAGCTCCCCTCTTCGGAGTCATGTCAAGAGTGCTATTCTCAGTCCCGTCAACCCTTCGCTTCTTGCTATTGGTAAAGTCTTCTTTGATGTCGTAGTCCTGAACTTCAAAGTATTCAACAAAGCGTTTTGATTTGATCTTCCCGTTTTCTATTTTAAAATCGTCTGTTGCCACTTTTCCTGATTTGAGTAATTCAGTGAGATCTCTGACCTGTACACCTGTAACCTCCTCCCATTCCTCTTTGCGTATCTGTGATAGTGTATTGGCTAATAACATTGTAAATCCTCTGTTTAAACTGTTTTCAAGTCCTTTTAGTCTTCCGAGTGCCCTGTTCGAATTAGCCTTTAATCTTTGTGCGAACTCATAAGCAGTCTTGCTTGTATCGCCTCCAAGTTGCTGGAAGTTATAACCCGTAAGCCATATACATATATTATTTATCCATTCCCATAGAACCGTATTGCTTTGCATGTCTGCTATTCCAAGTGATTGAGGTTTGAATGTACCATGGAATATTCGCCCTGAATCCATGTAACCTATTGAATCAAGATCAGGCATGTTTGTTTGCCCTGAATATGGCTGATATCCGACTGGCACCGTGTTTTTAAGCCTCATATTATCCACTGTCATATTGAATAACCCTTCCATTATCATTTCCATTCCTTCGATAAGCTGAGGGATACCCATGCCATAGAGTGAATGCTGCTTATAATCACTTGTTAATTTATCGCTGAATAATCCAAATGTCATAGGGCACATCCCCATAGGGTTGAGATCTGTCAGCTTCTTGGTTATAACAGGAATACCCAGCTCATCCCCTGCGGGCTGCTCTTCGTATTGAGATTCAGCCATTTTCCCGAATGGCAAGCAGTACAATGTATATGAATTGTCCAGTTCATTGTACATGTGAGTTAGTTTGTACTTTGATGCAACGGGAATTTGATCTGCGTTCTTAACGTCTTTCCTGTTTGAGTAATTGCATTTCCAGTATGAATAATTTATGACTTCCTCTGTCGCACCCGATGGAATATCGTCGGGATCATTTACATTTGCATTTCTGAATGTATACCAGATTGAGCGGTGTCTCAGTCCCGTCCTTGCTGTTCTTGCAAGACGAATGAAGAAAGTTGTGGCGTCCTCGTTTTGTCTTCTGTAAACGGGCTGTATAAATGCCTCAAGTGCTCCTGATCCGAATATGTGAAGATCAGTAGTCCAGAGTCTTTGATGTGCTCGCCAATTGCTTTTATCGAGCTGGTGTTTAACTAAAGCATTGTATAAGACGTTCAGTCTTTCATCTCCGGGAAGAGGGCTGAAGTCTGCCTCTGGCTCCCCTTCGTTTACCATTGAGATACCGGTGTCAATAATGGTTCTTGATAATCCTATTGCGTAACGTGATACGTCGTCATTGCCTTCTCCTCCCTGCACAATATTGTAGAAATTCCCCGCTTTCTTCCAGTTGTCATGCTGTTCTTTGTGATGATCTTTCATCCCCAATATCTCCTGATAGTCATTCTTTCTCCTCTCTTCTTCCTTATCGGTTAAATCAACAACAGGAATATTATTCTTGTTCTTCGCTTCGTAGTAGAGTTGGACTGCCATAGAGCAATATGGGAGTGCCAATCGTCTGTATTATAGTTATGTTAATTTTAGATGTCAAACTCTAGCTGTTAAATATCTGGGGAGTTGTTTTTTAGGTTTTTGCATTTTTGACTGATCCCGTATGGGATTAAGAATATAAAATGTCATGGCAAGCGCATCAGCAAGATCAGGGGAAGCAAGCCCTCTCTTTTTCATATCCTCTTTTCTTTCGATTATCAGCCTGCCTGAACTATCAAAACTATACATAGGCGCAATAAGGTCATCTTTAAATTCTTCTGTTATAGAACCTTCTTTCAGCCACTCTTTCATTCTATGCCATAGTTCTGCTCTTAGATTCTTTGCGTCACCGATTCTTGATTTCTCTGCGACATTGACTCCTAATACTTTGTAATTCTGCTCTTTTAACCTGTCAACAACGCCTGCTCCGATTCCTATTTCATCAATGCAAATATAATCATAATTATCCTTTTCTTCTTTTGCCTTGTTAATACAATTTATTACTTCACCTACAATAGCCATTGTATCTTGACCTCTTAATGACTTTAACAATTTTGCGCTTCTCCCTTTGCGATCAACAATAGCAGACCGGTCATCACCATATCTTGCAGGATCAACACCCAATATCCTAGGTTCATGTGGTAATGATTCCGTACTTCTGTGCAATGCTTCTTCAAATAATTCCACAGAAATAAACTGTTGAGATTCCTGTAATGGGGGGAGTCCTAATACACGAACTCTATACGGGTCTGAATCCAATCCGTATTCTCTGATTATTTCTTCTATATATTCTTTAGCTACTCTGGGGGAATCCAAGCATGAAATTGTAAATGTATGCCATTTGGAAGTGTCTGTATCTTCTCCCTGCCATTTATTTTTACCAAAGCATTCATGGAACTTCCCTGTGTTTTTAGTCGGGTTCCCCAAACATAACCATCTGGCTTTTGGATTAGTCATTGCACCCTGCGATACTTCAAAAATAATCTCATCTATAGCTGACGCTTCGTCAAACACATACAAAACATTCTCCGCATGGATTCCCGCAAAGGCTTCTGATTTCTCTTTTGACCATGCGATTGCTTCTGCGAAATGAGTTTCTGGTGCGTCTTTTAACCGAAAGGAAGTTCTTGAATAATCGAATAGATCTCTATTCAGCGCATTCCTGTTTACTGTTGCAAGCTCCGACCACAGCACTGACATGATTTGCTTTTCTGTGTTTGCAGTACATCTGATCCTAGGATATGACCTTGTAGCCATGAACCAGTGTATAGCTGATGCAGCAAGTCTTGTTTTTCCGACTCCATGTCCTGATCTGACTGCTGTTCTACGATAATTGTTGACCGAAGATAATATGTTTCCTTGCCATTCATCAGGCATATATTGCAATACTGCTTTACAATATCCAATGGGATCATCATAAAATTCTTTTGCGATATATGTGCCGAGCTTGATTTTGTCTTTGTCATTCACGGGATTTTTCCATTAATGCAATAGCCTCCGCAACTGATTGTATCTTTTCACCCTTGCTTGTCAGATCAGTTTCTGTTTTATCAGACATTCCATGATTTGACGAAAGGACTAATTTAGCAATCGTTGAATTATATTCCCCAGAAAGACCGCAATCTATTAGTCTTTGCTTCTGTTCTATCTCTATTTTCTCTAAAGCGTGTAAAAATTCTTCGTGTTCATTTGCCCAATTATAAAGAGTTTTCTTGGTTACGCCTATAAATCTTGCATATCCTTCTTTTGTGGGTAACTTGACTTTTAATTTATTATCGTATATTTCGTATCCTTTTTCTTGGTTTCTTTGTTTTACCACTTCTACCTCCTCATCTTGTTGAGACTCTAAGTATTCATCTACTTTATCACAATAAAAAGTTTTGTATTCTGTCGGCCTCCCAATTTTCTTCTTAGTCATTTAATTCTTCGTAAGATTGTAAAGTCCGCTCCTTGTCCATATAAATATATCTGAGTTGAGTTCCAAAATATTCCCCAATAAAATTATAATTCCCATCTTCTTTGCCCTTTAGATCATCAGTCGTCTTAAATTTTAGAGATCTTCCTACTTTATCCATACCTATATCATACCATCTTCTTTGCTACTACCACAAGTAAATCCTGATCCTAAAAAGTGAACGGGTGGCATTCTTATATCCTTCCACATCTTATTGCCGCATTTGCAAGGTATGTACTGTTCCGATTGTCCTATCGGATATTCTATTTCTTCATTTATGCCACACTCTTTGCATTTGTAAAAATATATCATCTTCTTTTACGTTTATCACTGTACCTCTTCTGTGTTTTTATTATCCTCTTAATGTGTGACTCTTTATCGTCTATAAATCTGTTATAGACTGCCGCTCGCCTCGCTCTTGCGCTTCTGACATCTGATATTCTTGATGCAAATGGCTTGATAGCTCTATGGGTCGGCTTCCTTGCGGGAATGTATTTAGTCCTCTGTTGTACATAAAATGAAGATGACTTCCTCTCTCTTCTTACAGAGTGCCTTTCAACACAAACGGGAACACCTCTTGCGTAAAAGATCGCACCGGGGCAAGCGACTGACATAGCTAGTAACATTGTAACCATAATATAATGGGGTAAGTTGGGATAATTATATCATACATTATTTTAAAATGGGAGAATAAAACCAGAAGGAGTTTTCTTAACAAAGTCCTGCGTTGTTTTATTTCTACATTTACAGGGTTGACTGATATCAAATGTTGTATTCTTGCAGTACATACACATAAAAACAGGATCAGGATTGTCATAATCATCAAATTCAGGGTTCACCTCTTTTGTTCCCGTGTAGCTCCATCCATAATTTTTTGCATACAGTACTTTTTTATATGCCTTCTCTATCCCTTGCCTGTCAACTCTCTGATCCATGTATTGAGTCTTTGTATATGTCTTCCCTATTTTCATTCCGAAAGCCCATTTTTCATCATATTTTCTGTATACAACAAAAATCTTGCCGTCGGGGTAGTCGAGAGTATCCGTTACAATATGCTCTGCTCGGACATATTCCATTGTGCTTATGCTATAGTATTTATTCGTCTTTGTCCATCATAATATCTTTAAATGACTGGCCGTCTACAATAATATCTGCGATATATCGCCCGTATTTTCCCTGTTGATCCTTGTGTGTTTTAACAATTATATCTTTGCCATGCGGCAATATCTCTTCCGCTTTTGCCTTTTGTTTTAGCCCCTCTTTCACATCTTTCGAAGTGTATCCTTTTACCTTGCGTATCTCTTTAGCGTTAAAATCTTTAATCCTCACTGTCTGAGCCATGTAAACATTAAATCCAAGAGAGAAATCCAGTATTGCAGTGTCTCCGTCTATAATCCTTATTACCTTGGCTGCATAGGTGTATAACACAATACTAGAATACCCCCTAAGACTTTGAAGTCAAAGAGGATATCTAGTATGTCTGATTGTCTATCATCCTATAGTTGATTCGGACACACTGCAATGTCAATTCTGTCTTTTTTTTCTCTGTCAATCCTTTGTCTCATTACATAAATCAGGCGATCTCTTGTCTCTTTTGAAATTCGATATTCATAAGAATCGATTAGTTCGTCTATCGCCTGTCGGACTTCATCAATCGTACCATAACGGATTACCAAAAGACCTGTTTCTATGAATGCTCGATCTACCTTACAATTCTCAAACATATCTGTATTATATCATATTTTCCGTTATCCATTGCAATGCCATTTCTTTGCGATATTTAGCCAATCCATACAACGCATTGATAGCCACATCTCTTTCTTTCCGTAAATCCTCTTCATAGCCTGATATATAAATATCCGCTTGCTCCCTACAATCAATAATATGGAGGTACTGGTCTTCTTTGTGTATTTTCCGAGCTATATATTCTCTTCTGCGATATGCATTTTGAAGTTTATCGTGTAGCTCTATTGAGATTTGCGTTATTTGTCTTTGTATAACTCTGTCTATGGTTTCATTTATATCATCTATCAAAGATCTGGAGGGGACACTGAAAGCATCAAGAGCAAGCTCTATATCAGTATATTCCATGTGAACATTATACATTGCATGCTACAATAGTGCCATGTTAAATTTATCAAAAAAGAATAAGCATGGAGGCGAGCCATTTATTAGCGAGGATGAATTGCGTGAAAGAATTGAAAAGGTCAAGGATATAGACTACAGGCACTCAATAGGAGAAATAACAACGGAGGAGAGATTCAAAGCTTTAGGTATATTGCTTGGGGGTAATTGGGTACGTTGTTCAAGTAGAAGAGATTCACGCAATCAGGTAAGGATGCCCAATCAATACCATTATCCCAATTTTGACTACATAAGCCCTGAGCCCCCGCACTAGGCGAGGGTTACCCTTCCCGCATTGTATATAGTGCGGAAGCTCAGGACTCAGTCTTTTTTCTTATAAATGGAAAATCTTTTAATAGCATTTTAACATCTGTCCTACTTGCAAATCCTTGTCGCAATGAGTCTGTTAATTCTTCTCTTAAATTACTTATAATTGTTTCCAAAGTATCTTTCTCGTAATTGTCATCCCAAATGTTATTCTCTATAATTCCGCAAGTTTGCCTGAAACCCTCAGATACAGAACTCATGGCTACATTGTAATCCGGTAAGGCCTAAAAAGTCAAATCTTATTGCTATCTCTTGTATTACAATTCATGGCAACCAGATTCAAAATTTGCCTTCTTACCTCCGCCCTTAATGTAGCATCAGCTATTCTTTCCGCATGTGTAATTGCGATGGCGAAGTGTATATCGTCCTTTTGTATGTCGGGATTTTCATCCATGATGGCTACGCATTCTTGGAGGTGGTCGTGGTCATTTATCATAGGGTATCGGTGGTAGAGGAAAGGTGTATTATGTTAAGTTAAGGGACGAACAAAGCTCTTTGATAATCAATTTGGCTTTCTTTTAGGATGTGTGAGCCTGTTTGTCAGTAAGATTGTTCATTTGGTAATTGGTAAAATGGGAATCAATTATATTGCACATTTTCTCTATATCCTCCTCTGGGTCATCTCCGTATAGCGGACAGTGAAAGAACTCTTGAAGTTCGTACATTAGTTCTTCCTGCATAATCTTCTGTGCCGATGGCTTTGTATTGTCATTCATAATCCTTCTTTGTAAGTTTGTAAAACAAGATTGCATAGTTCATCTTCTGTAAGGCCATCTATCCAATCACAGCAATCATCACCCATCTCATCATCAAGCCCAGTGTACTGTTCGGCATGACACCATTCTAAGTATTCATTTAGTGCCTTTGATTTGTCTTTGTGCATCAATGTCATTCTGGCTTAGGGTAATCAGATACTTGGGAGAGGGCTTCTCTTGCTCTACATGCCTCACAAGAGTTTGCCATATCTGGGCAAGCATGATTGCATTCTTTGTCTGCTATCTCAGTTAATGCCTCTGCCTTAATCCTGTTATCCTCATAGAGCTTTTCGAAGGCGGTGGCGATTTGGGGGAATTTTTTATATATTAGTTCTGATGCTTTTTTTTGAGGTAGATTCGCATAAACAAACTGTAATTGTTGCATCACCTCCTCCAATGGTTGATTTGGTTGCCTTTGGGGGTTGGGGTTATTCATTTTGTTTAGCACATTGAATTAAAACAGCTAATACATGAGCCATAATTTTATCTTCAAGCCCATTTGGTTTTGCATCAGAATTATAAATCCATCTAGTGATATGTTCATATAAAGATGGCTTATTATACCCTCCCATAAAACCACTTACTCCTGCGCTTCCCCAGTTTAGTTCATAGCAAATATCATCAGGACTTTCGGTTATTGCGTGATTTAATAACAACCCATCAACATATTCAGCCGATCTGCCCTTGCACTTTGGAATATTACTGAATTTATCAATATCCCACATCTTACAGCCTAGCTTTATATCATTGTCATAAATCTCCTTTTGGCATTTTTCATCGCACCATCCTTTTGGGTTCTGATATACATGTTGTTCTTTTTGTTCAGGACAAACACACGTACAAAGATTGTCTAAATTATTAGCGATTGCACTAGACGCAATCAAATTACCCATAAAATACGTTAAGAATATTGTTCCTATAAGTACTGGCAACGCACTTATCGCTTGTAGTTTTGCTATTTTTAGCTTGGCTTCTTCCTGCATTTGGCTTTGGGGGTTATTTGGCATTTAGGAGAGGAGGTTAAGAGCAATTGCAGACTTCCTGCTGATCTTTTTTGTTTTTCCTTCAACTGTTATTTCTACATCATCATCTTCTTCTTTCTCATCCTCCATCATTCCTTTTTCAATAAGATTACCATAACAAACTTCTCCGCTTTCTAGTCTTCCGCATTCAATCTTCATTTCATCATCTGTTACTGTTTTTTTGTATTTGGATATTCCAGCAAAAATTCTATAACCAATATTAAGATTTGACTTGCAGATTATTGATAGTCCTGCGGATATGCTCCAGGCTGCGGATATGCCATCGCCTGCGGATATGCCCCTGCCTGCGGATATGCC